CAGTTACATTAGCAGACGTACCTAGATGACCCATAGCTGTTACATTGGCAGAAGTTGCCAATAAATCCATGTCAGTTACGATTGCCGAAGTACCTAGTATTGCTAAATCTGCTACTGCATCAGAAGTACCTAATAGACCGATTTCTGTAGCTTTTCCAGCAACAGCACCTATGTCAGCAGAATCATTAGCTACAGCAGTTATATTAGAGGCAATTCCAGCAACAGTAGTTACATTACTAGCTATGCCTGATACCGTTGTTACATTACTTGCAATTCCAGCAACAGTTGCAACATCAGTAATTGATTGATCAAATTCTAAAGCATTACCAGCAGAATTAACAGATAGTATTTTATTAGCTACAAGGTTAGGAAATGTTAAATCAAAAGTATTAGAAGTAGTAGCACTAGCTTTAGGAGAAAATTTTAAATCTCTTTCAAGCTGTTGTGACATAGCCACAATTTTGTCTAATTCTGTGTTAAGTGTTTCTACAGGAAATGAGCCTGATGCAGAAAAATCAGTAGTACGAGATATAGGTAATTCTCTATAAATTGTATATATATCTCCATTAGTAGAGTTTGCACCTAATGTTATAGAGCCACCACCAGAAGCACCAGCTCCAGTTACCGAATACTGTGTAGCACCAGAAGGAGATGCATTAAAAGTAAGTGTAGTATCTGTACCACCAGATGTTTTAATAACAACAAGATCACTATTATTAAAAAATTCAAAAGGAACAGAAAATGTAGTCTGTGTATTCGCGGCTGTATACTGTACTCTAGGTGTAGTATCAGATATTGTTATAGACATTATTGCATACCTTGTTCTAATTGATCAAAAAAACCGTCTGCATAATGTATATTGTTAAATGGAATTATCCTACGCACATTGGAAGCTCTTGTAGAAGATTCGTTTGTAAACAAAATGTGTTGCATTTTATCTAATTGTGAACCTGTAGGCCCTCCTATTGCACCAGCTTTATCCCCAATATCTCCAAATATTATTCTTTCTAAAGCGTTATAAGAATCAGTAAATATTCCACCTACTCCTGAACGTTCAAATCCACGTTTAAATTTTTCTGCATCACTTAGACTTTCATAATTTGTATTAAATGCTTTAGCTCTTAATTGATCTACTATCATTCCAAGACCAATCATCATAATTATACCACCATAAAAATTAGCATCTTTTTCTTGTAGTCCTCTAACTAAAACTCTGTTAGTCATACCCATTCCAAATTTTTTAAATTGAGCTACTAATCCTCCTATTTCAGTAGACATCCACAAAGGAGTATCTGCAAGACTTGGTGTAACAATAGATATATTAACATCATTTTGTACAGCTAATTGAAATTTTTTAGCAATTTCTTGATCAAACCAATCGAAAGATTTTGCTAATCTTATACTATCTAACTCACCTTCATTACGTGCTGACACACCTTTATAGTTACCTTTGCCTTGTCCATGATTAACATATTGTTGCATAATTCTTTTTGCATCATTTAAATCTATTCCAGCTTGTGCTAACTTTGCTCTGTTTAATTTAGTAATAGTTCCATTAACAAGATTTTCACTTTCTTCTAATAATCTTGTTACAATAATCATAGTGTTATGAGTTTTAATAGTTTGATTCCAAGGCGACATTAAATTAGCCATAAAAAATATAGAAGATAATTTATTAGCTCCTCTTTCTATTTTATCGTAAGCACCATATACATTATCTAAATCATTATAAGATAATGCTCTAGTGGCTAATAACATATCCCAACCTTCACCAGCCATTCTTGCTTCTTTTAAAGATATTTTATAAATTTCTTTTGATAAACCTTTTGTAAAAGATTCATATGTAGTTGATAAACTTCTTTTCATTCCATTAAAAAATACAGAACGACCTAAATCTACAATAGACGCAGTAGCACCTTGCAAAGAAGTCCATGCATTAAAGTTTTTCATAAGACGTATGCTCTTACTCCAAAATTTACTAGGGTCTGGGTTAATACCATAAGTTCCTTTAAACAAATCTCTAACAGCTTCTAAATCTTTAATAACTGCATTTCTTTCTTCAGTAATTTTATTTTTTTGTGATTTAGTTGTAGCTGAATTAAATTTAGCTGTATAACCTTCTGAAATTTCTACTAGTCCAGCTTGGTATCCTTTTTTAGCTAAAAATCCTCCACCCATAGCATCAGCAGTACCAAAAATAGATGCTAAATAAGTATCTGGTAAAACTGATTTATGATATACATTCATTAATATAAAAGCATCACTTTCCATAAAACCAGCTCTCATCCACTCATCATGATCTAAAACAAAATTACCACGTCTTTTTAAATTTTTTGATACAGTAGATGGTGAAAAAAAATATTTATCTATTGTAACATCATCTAAAGATTTGGTTGCATCCATAGGCTCAAACCTACTCCAAGGAAAACTTTCTTCATATTGTCTAACTAAATCATCTATAATTTCTTCAGGAAATGTAGGATTAGTTCTTGTTAAACTAGCTTTAGCAAAAGCTCTATAAGCTTCTATATTTTCTTTTATTTTTCCTTGATTAACAAATCTATTTAAATAGTTACTACGTAGTGGTTGTTTTTTTAATTGTTCTAAAAATTTTATTTCATCATCAATAATTTTTTTAAATTCTGTTTTTGTATATTCTTTTATTGATTTTGTTCCATCACGCAATTTTGATGTTAGTATAACTTTTTGACCTTCTGCTTGTCCTAATTTTTTTTGTAATGAACCTATTAACATTTCTTGTTCATTAACTCTTACTTCAGAATCTTTAATTTTTTTTCCTATATAATCATAATATCCTTTTACTTGTCTTTTAGCCGACATAACTGCTGGTATACTATCTTCATAAACATCACTTATTAAGGCATAGGATATACGTTGTCTAAATTCTTTAAATGATATTGGTGTACCTTCTGCATTTTGTTTGTATTTTTTATAAATTTTTTCAACATTTAATATTGTGTATCCGTATTTTTTATTATCAGCTTTAACCCATTGTTCTAAAGTTGGTCTATTAGCTACACCTTCAAAATTACCTTTAGTAAGTAATGGAGAGTTCATAATAGATTTTCCAAATTTTATAGCATCTAAATTTCCTGTATTAACTAATCGTTGTATAGGATTCCAATTAGATGATTCTCCTAATGACTTTAAAACAGTTTCTTTAAAAGTTTCGTTTTCTAATTCTTCTAAATATTTTTGATGATTGTTTTGATATTCTTTACTATTAAATTGATTAATAGGTACTGATGTTTTTCCTTTAGTTAATTTTAGAGCTACTTCATTAATTCTATTTTCGTAAGCACCTGTAGATTCACCTTTATTTCTTTTTATATAAGTGTGTGCTTTTTCATGTTTTAAAACAAAGTCTGTATATTCATCTACAGTTTTAAATGTATTTTCTTTTAAAGGTAAAACACCTTTAACTTTAGGTTTCATCCAAACTTTATTTTGAAAATCTAAAGCTAATTTTTCTTTGTTAATATAAATAGTAGTAATACCATCTTTAGAATTAATAAATGCTCCTACTTCTTCATATCCTTTAGGAACTGGTTCACCTTCTTTAATTTTTAATGTAGCTCCATTTATATCTCTGTATTTTAATGTAGGCCCTTCTTTAATAATAATATTTTTAGAAGATATAGTTGCAGTTTTTTCATCAATTAAATCATTATGTAAAGTAAATTTTTTAATTAATTCGTGATCACCACTTGTTAATCCTTTAAATCTTGGAAGTAACATATTAATAATAAAGTTAGCTCCAACGATTGTAGCTCCTTCTTGCCAAGTTCTATCTTCATCAATAACTTGTTTTCCTAATTCTTCTACTCCTAAAACTCCACTTGTTCCAATAGCTCTATTTATTTTACTACCTTGATAAATTGGTGTAGCTATTCTTGATAATAAAAAAGCATTACTAATATCTGTAACACCACCAAAAACTCTACCAGAAATATATGCTCCTGATGTTTCATATAAAGCTATTTGTTCTTTTTTCTTTTCTATTAAATACTCAAAATGTTCATAACTTGTTGCTTGTCCAAAATAATCAGGGTCATTTAAATATAATTGCCTATGCATTTCATCATCATCTTTACTTACAAAATATGAAGGATTTGCTGTAAAATGTTTTGGTGGATTTAAATATTTATCTACTGCCATAGCAACAAAGTTTTCATCTTTAAAACCTGTCATAAAAGCTTCACCATGTCTTGTATCTAAAAATCCTAAAGAATGATTTGCAGTACCTTGAAAAAATTGACTCCAACTAAATCCGTCTTGTTTTGTATCTCCACCAAAATCTACATTAGGATTAAATAACCATGTAGTATCTGGTTGGTAATCTATTTCATTTTTTTCTTGTAATAACTTACCATCTAAATTTCTATTATCTGTTACCATTAATCAGGATAACCCCACATATTAATTAAAGCATTTAATCTACTTTCATCTTTAAAGAATGGTCTTAATAGTTTTAATTCTTTTAAAGCAACGCTATAATTTTCTTGTTTTAATGCATTATAAAAAACAGAACCTTTTTCTACTTTAGAGGTATTACCCATAACATCAATAATGTCATTTATAACAAATTGATGTGCTGGATGCACAACAACACCTATATCTTCGTATATTTCTTTTACTTGTGCAAAGTTTTTTTCAACTCTATTTGTAATTAATTTTAATTTTTCTTCTTGTTGTAAACCTGTTTTTTGTACTAATTCAATATCTTTATTTGTATATCCTAATTCATCTTTTAATAATTGCACATCTTCAGGATTATTTAAATTAATTGGTTCATTAAATTGTGAATAAAAACTAAATACAAGATCACCTGTATTAAAATTTTGATTTAAATTATTTTGCGTTTCTTTTACTGATATATCTATTTCTGTAAGCATATTACTTATTTGTTCTGAAATTGTATTAGCTACATTATCATCCCAACTTGCCCAGTTATCTTTTGTAGATTCCCATTTATCAATCATTGGTAAAATAATATTTTCTTGTAACCATTTTTCATTTTCATAAAATGCTTCTCTACCTTCAGGTGTATCAGCATAATTTGAACCTTCAACTGGTACTCTGCTTAATGAATTTTTAGAAAAATATGCATCTGTGTTTTCTCTTGCTATTTGATCTGCTTTTTCTTTTATTAGTAATGTTCTAGTATATCCCATATTAAGGGTAAATCTATTGTTAGGTATCCATGAAGTAGGTACACCATCTTGTTTTAATGTTGTCCAAATATCATCAGCATTTTTAAACCACACATAAAATTCTTCATTACCTTTATCGTTAGAAGAAGGATTATATTGTAATTTAATTTTACCTTGATCTACTAAATCGTAAATATTATTCATCCATGTACCAGCTTCATCACTTGCTACATCAAAACCAACCATATTAGCTATTTCATCAGCGTCTTGTGTTTGTAACACTTGTGCTAAAAATGCTAAAGCATTAGTAGATAATTCTTCTTTGTTTTGCCCAGTAATTGCTTCAGGTGATAAATTAGATTCCATTAATACTGGCCCATTTTTAATATCTGGGTCAAAAGCCATATGACTAATAGCATAATTATTATCACTCATATCTAATACTGATTGCCATAACACTCCCTCCATCATACCTTGTAAAGCTTGTTCATTTAAATTACCCATTCCAGCTACAGATTGAATCATTTTATCACGAACAATTCTTTTAAACTCTTTTTCTGCACTTGGTTTAATCATCATATTATTCCAATACCCTTTATAAAAAGTAGTAGTGTCATTCATTAAATTTTTCATTTCAATTTCATTTAATCCTAATGATTCACTTGCCCATCCAAACCAATATGATGTACTAAAAAATTCTGTAGATGCATTAGCTTCATTAAATTCTTTGTCAAATTTTGCAAAAACATCATAGTTATTTAATAAAAAATTATCTACAATTTCTGAATTTTTTCTTACCTGTTCTTTGTCAGGACTTAATTTATTATTCCAAGCTTTTAATCCAACTGTAGCACTTTGATTACTTTCTGTATAAGCATCATAAGTCATACGTAATGCTTGTGCATGATTTTTGTCTAAATTCCATACAGTCAAACCATCAACATTATCTGCTACATAATTATATACTGTTGCTAAATCCATTAACACTTCCATTTCAGCGTCAGTATCAATATTCATATTTGGATTAGCATACATTTCTAATACTTTAGTAAAATTATGAGGGAAATATTTTTGCTGTGTCATTAAATTTAATACTGTTTGTACATTATCAGGTATAGGCATATCTCCACCACTTCGTATTGCTTTTGCTAAATTTGCAAAATTACCTATAGTGTCAAATTCTTCTCCTAAAACCATACGAAAAGCGTGTTCTTTAGCTTCAGAAATTTTACCTTTCCATTGTGTATTTTTTAATGCATTTATTGCTTCTATTTCATCTCCAAGTATAATTGCTTGACCAGCACTTATTAATTGTTCTCTTTCTATTTTTTTAGTCATCATATTTTGATACGCATCTACATCAAAAACTAAATTTTTATTTTCATCTAACATCATTGAATGTTCTTTAATTTTATTTTCTGTTGGAATATTTATATTAAGATTATCCCAATCAATATTGTTTTGCCAATCTTTATGATTATTGTATTCTATTGTTGATTGTAAAATATTATTTTTTTCAACTTCTTTTATTTTATTTTCTATTTGTTGATTAACTTCATTTAATATTTGTTGTTCAGAATCAAAACCCCATTCGTGATGAGTATTTGCAATTAATAATTCAGAAAAAGTTTCAATTTTAAAATATCTTTCATCGCTTAAATTAGGAAAATTTTTTTCTACGTGTTTATCGATATCAAAACTTGAATCTAAACCATCTTCAGATATAAATGTATCAGACCATACTTGTAAAATTATTTTTGCATCTTCTAGACTTTCTAATGTACCGTCAAATATACCAAAATTATTACTTGTAAAAGCGTGTGTTAATAATTCAGTATCATGATTCACTAACATAGGCATATGTATATCTTCTAAATATTCTTCTTTAGATAACTGTGAATATTTATCATGTCCTTCTTGATAAACTTGATGTGCTTTTTCTAGTTCTGCAATTTGGCTCATCCACATTGAATTATGAGCTATTAAAGAACTAGGACTATCAATATATTTTACAGATTCACTAAAGTGTTGCATGGCACTTTGTTGTAATTGTATGATAGTTTGTTTGTCTGATGTTGAAGCACTTTCACTATATTGTTTAAAAATACCTGAAAAAGCTTGATTATAAATTTCATTATATTTAACTGCATAATCAGTTTGATAATCGCTTTGTAACAAACCATCTGTGTCAACATAATTATAAATTTCATTAATATTACTTTCATAATATTCTTTCATAGCATCAGTATAACCTTTTGGATTATTATAAAATTCTTCTGCTTTATTTAAACTATAGTTTTGTAATTGAATAATTGCTAAAGCATAATTTTTAGATGTACCTTGTTTGTTAATATTGTTTAATTTTTTATTTGCAGCATCTTTTTGATTTTTTTGATCTTTTAAATATGCTTTATAATCTTCAGCTTTACGTCTTTCAATTTCTGTTAAATTTTTTTGATCAACAGTATTTTGATATTCAATTTCTTTTGTTCTTGCATTAATATCGTTTAATTTAGCTTCATGTTTATTTTGATTGTATGTATTATCTCTATCAATAACACTTTCTAAATAACCTAAAGCATTGTCAACAACAGGTGATAACAAACTACTTTGTGGTGGATTAATAGATATATTATTACCACTAGGTAATTGTATTTGATTTTTTCCTCTTTTTAATGCCATTAATTACCCCATCCTAATTCATAAGGTTGCAATCTTCTGTATGCTAATAAATTTTCATTAGCAAATGATTTACCTTTATATGGTTTATATGGTGTTCTTCTACTTGCATTAAATTTACCAGTACGATAACTATACCCACCAAATCTAGTTTTATTTTGTGCAAGTTGTGCTTTTTTAATTTCAATTTTTCTTTGCATTTCTAAATAACGTTGATCTTTTAAATACATATTATAAGAACCAGCAGTTAATCCTATATCAGCAATTAATTGAATTTCATTTAATCTCATTTGAGAATTAAGATTTTTTAAAGAACTATTTATTTCATCATCTTTTATTTTCATACCAAGATTAATTCTAGCAACATCTTCATCTGCTTTATTATTTACGTTTGTTGCTATTGCTTTAAAAGAACCACTATCAAATGGGTCATATCCAGCCGCACTTGCCCATACTTCATTATTAGCTTGTGTAATTAATCTATCTTCTTCTCGTAGATTAATATCAATTAAAGCTTGGTTTCTATTTACTAATTTGTTTGTATGTAGTTGTTGTAAATATTGTTTATTAGCTTTACGATTACTTATAAATGTTAAACCACTTTTTAACATTGTAGCTCCAAAATAAATAGTAACTGGATCCATTATTTAAATTGTACCTCCAACGCCATACCTAAAACTTTTAAAGGTAAAGGGTCATTTTGAGTTATAGTTACTGTTGGCGATTTATCATAACCTAAAAAATAAAATTCTTTTTTTCCGCTTTGTTTTGTCAAATCACTTCCTATCGTAAAACCACTTTGTAATATTACTAATTCATGTGAATTAGAATTAGCTGGGGATTTTAATGATATATCTAAAGCATCTTCTATATCAACTATGCAACGCACTATTCTACGACTTTGTCCTGTTAATGGCCCAGTATCTGTTTCTACGTCTACTGGCATTGTTTCAAATTCAGGCGTATAATTAAAACCTACACTTACATTAGTAGGTTGTGGGTCTACTGTAAATGTAAGCGTGTCACTTCCTGAAACAGTAAATGCTCCTAAAGACGAATTACCATTTACTGCATTTACAGATTCATTAGTATAAATACCATTGACAGTATGTAAAAATCCTTTGGTAAACGTAATAGGAGCATCATCTGCTGGGGAGGAAGCCAAAGCTGTATTAAGAGTAACAGTGTATGTGCCACTACCATTATTAGTAATGGCTGTAATTCTATATGTACCTGTCACACTATTAATAGTAAATTCTTCTTGTATTTTTGGATTTGATGTCAATCCATCTATAATTAAAGTAAGTCCTGATTGCGAAGCACCTTTAACAAGAGGAGTACCACGTTGGGAGAGCGTGGAGGTGGTAGAGCAATCAAGACTTGTAGAATCATCTTCACCGAATTTTTCTAGTGTATAAACTGTGCTACCATTTAAAGATCGTTTACCTACACAAAACAAATGTTCATTAGCACTTGTTACACTATGAAAAGTATCATTATTACGAGTTGACCACAATGTCCATCCAGCTATTTGTTCTTCTCGTATAGAATGAAATACTGCTATTTTACCATTTAACGTTGTTCCTGAGTTAGTAAATAAAGCAATTTGTTCTGGTCTACTAGAACTGCCACTTAACATAGCTATATCTTTAGGACTATCAATTAAATGGTTTGCTAATACCGATATATTTGTTGAAACATATCCAGCCTCACTATCAGAATAAATAAATTCTCTAATAGATTTTCCATTTTTTTGTGTAAAAATAGAAGCACCATCAAAAAGTATTGGTCTTGTACGTGAACAACCAAAAGGTGTTTGTCGTCTAAATACAATGTTACTTGGTGTAATAGCTGATGTATCTGATGATGTTGGTATTATATATTCTCCACCATCTGTAAATATTTGCAAATTAGAACCTGAAAACAAATGACGTATTTCATTTACTTGATCACCAGCAATAGCTACATCTATTCCTTCATTAGCTAAACCAGTTCCAACACTAAAATTAAAATAATCGCCTACATGACTTGCATTAACAGAAGAAGGTTTTGATTTTACTCCACCTAAAAATAATCTGTTATCGTGAAATGTAATTGCTTGTGGGTATCCTCTTTGACTAGATATTAATTGCTCATCCCAATCAGCAGTAGCATCAGCATTAGCTAGTGTTTCTCGTATATTACCAACAACTACAGTTGTACTTGTTCGTGAAACAATATCAATTTCTTTACCACCAATTCTAATTGTTTTATCTACCCAGTTATCATTTGTATCAAAAATAGCACTAGATGCTGTTATATTAACTGACGTACCTGAAGTTGCGGCTGGATTTAATGTAACTCCACTATCAGCATATTTATAATAAGGTTGGTATCTAGGATAACCAGATGAATGAGAATCAAATGCAAATAAAGTTCCAACAAAAGAAGAAGCACTTGTTCGTTTAATTTTTACAGTAGGATTATTTCTATGAGCAATAAATACTGTATCACCAAATTGAGCTATATTTAATTCAAATAATTGAGCTGTTGTCCAATTACAATTAGTTGTGTAATTGCTTTGAATAACAGCTCCAGCACTAGAATAAACATCCAACCGATTGTTGGATAGTGCAAATATTGCTACTTCATCATCTGAAAAAACAAATGGTAATAATCTACTTTCTCCAGCTAATGTTTGTTTATAAGAAGTTCCTTGCCTTCTCATAATTCCACCACTATCTAAAATGTACCAATTACGTAATGTTTTAGCTCCATTAAAATATGCTTTCGTATCAGTACGTGTACGCAATAAAGGATTTAATTCCCCAGCACTAAAATTAGACTGAACAGTTTTTATTGTTCTAGCCAAAATTAACTACCAGTTGATTTACGTAAATTTATAAAACGTGAATGATCTAAAACTTTGTTAGTTTTTTCTGCACTATCAATATTTTTAGCAATTAAATATTGACGTTCAGCCATTTCACTAAATTGTCTTATCATACTTGCATCACGAGCAATACTACCAGCAAATAAACTAGCAAGTTGATATTCTAATCCAAGAATAAAATGAGGAGGAAATTCACTTTCATCTTGTTTAAATATGTAATCACAAATAATACTATCACTACTTCCGTAGTTATCTAAATAAACTTTATCACCATATCTTTCATAGGGAATAACTAAATCATTAACTGTTAATGTAATTAATTGTAATAATTCTGGGTTAGTTGGTAATTGATAAGCAAAAGCATATCTGCCTGTAGGTGTTGCAGTTAGTAAACTTAATTGTTGTTGTTCAGTTGCAAATCTCCATCTGTGTCTTGTTAAAGAAGATTTTAATATATCTTCATAAACTGTATTACAAACATTAGCTTCCGTACTATCATCACTAAATGATGTAATTGTATTTGCTCCTATCATTACAAGAGCTGTTGAACATATATCTATTTTTGTTGTTGCCATAATAATTTAAACTTGGGGGGCAAACGCCCCCCTAGTTACATTTAAGCAAGTATAATAGTGTCTAAGTTTGTACCACCATCATTTACAGATACTATTAAAATATCTACGACAGCGTTTGAACCACCACTATTTACAATTATAATATCTCCAGCAGTTAATTCTGCGTGTGATAATAAAAAATAATTGTCGTCATCTATTGTACCTATTGCATCTCCATCTGTGTAATACCACATTGCATTGGAATCACCCATTTGTGAGATTTTTTTAACAGGATTGTCTATTGCATAAGCCATAATATATCTCTCCTATTCTGCACAAAGTTGTACCCTTAAAGCGTCACCATCAATAGCTACTGCTCCCATAGAGAGAGAAGAAGTTACTAAGTTAGATACTTTTTCAGGTATATAGTTGACCTCTGTTTTAACATCTTGACCGATACCAAGACCCACAGAAGATTTATGCCAAGCAAGAGTTTGTCTGTCAGTTGCAACAGATAAACCAGAATGAACAAACCATAAGAAGCCCATCCATCTTTTTGCAGTAGATTCACCATTCGTAAATGGTAAATTTTCAGTTCCCACATACTCGGCACGAGAGAATTGATCTACACTCATTAGGTCACCCCATTGAGCTGGGCCTACTGCCCAATATCTTTGTCCATCATCAGGAACATCATTAGTACCAAAAATATTTTGCATATTTTTAGCTTTAATTAATGTCATACCTGTACCAGATGAATTTACGTTATTAGCGATTGAAGTTCCAGCTTTCATAACATCAACTAATATTTCATCAGTTTTACGACCAAGTGCATAAGCCGCATTTTGAGCAACTATTTGTCTTTCGTCTATGTTAATCTTCAAATCGTCTAGTTTGTCAATGTAATCAGCCGCATAATAATCCGATAAAGTTGCAGACACATTAGAGTGAGCTAGGTTCATCGCTACTACTTCAGCATGACGTGCTTTTGTAGTTGCTGTACCTTTTGCAACTTTTTGGAATTTTACGCTAGAGCCACTTACACCATTAACAGTTCTTACCAGATTTTTTAATTTAGCACCCATACGTTGATACGCCATGTGTACTTCTGATTCAAACTGAGTAATAAAGGCGTTAGTTATAGTACTAGCCATTTTATTTCTCCATTGTTTAAGGTTAACCGATTATCTTTTAAGTTTGCTAAAAAGTTATCCTAATGGGCAATTTGCGTACTCTAAAGGTCTTGAGGCGATTAATGACTAATCATCATCTTTTTCGCAACGCACATTTATAATACTTTCTATACATCCACGAGGTATTATAGTTGTACGTCCTACTTCTGTATCACCTATATCTTCAGGTAAATCAGCAGATACTTTTAAATCTGTTTCTGTTTCTTGTACTACCCAACCAACACTATGAATAACAGAAGATGCTGTTTTAACAACTTCTGTCATATCATGCCATGTGCCTGAATCTACTTCTCTAGTATCACGCCAAATAACTAATACTAAATTGTGTTTTCTGCCAAAATCGCTCATACTTGTTCAAACAATTTAGATACACGTTCTATGTATGCTGGGTCTTTTTCTCCATCTTTCCAATATTTAGGGTCTTTCATCATTGAACGTAAATCATCTACAGAAGGTTTTGCTTCAACTGCTGTAGGATTATTAGGCATAACACTAGATTTATTTAGTGCCATTATTTCTTCTAATGCTTTTACACCTTCTGCTGTAGAAGATAATTTAGCCATTGTGTTATAAGCATTTTCAGATAAATGTTTTTTTGCCCATAAATCAGCAGATTCAATACGATCTTTAGCGTTATCACCTAATTGTTTTGATTCTTCATCAATGTTAGGTAGTCCACTTATTTCATTTTGTACAAACTGATTAATACCTTCATTAAATTGGTCTTGTGATAATCCCATAGATTTAGCAGTTTCAGACCACCATTGTAATAAAGGTTGATCTTCATTTACTTCCATATTTATATCTTCAGGTATTTCAGGCATAGTTATTTCATATTTTTCAGGAACTTTTGCACTACGTTCTTGTTCTATATCTGTGCGTATCTGTTTAGTTAATTCATCTGTACGCTGTCCTAACTTTTTTTCTAAGGAATTATATGATGTACCTAGCGATTCAACATTTACCTCTCCCCTGTCATTATCCCAAAATTTATCAGATATGTATTCTGGTTTGGCTGATTCTTGTTGTGTCGTTTCCTGTTTGTTATCTTCTTCACTCATTTATTTTTTCTCCTTTTGATTTGCATTAATTCTACCTTGAATAATTGCTACTAAAAATCTTCTTCCTTCTAAATGGAATAACTCATTTGTAGTCATATTTGGCCCAGCTACTGCTTCTGTAGTTATAGACTTTAAATATGCTAAAACTTGTTTTCCATCATCTCCTTTAAATACAGAACCAAATAATTTATTTAATAATTTTTCTGTATCAGGTGATCTTGTATATCCATCTATGGAAGTAACTGATTTTTCTTTAGGTGACTTGATCTGTTCCCACGTCATTTGTTTCTCCTAGTTGTCCTTGTTGTGCCATTTGTTGCATTTGCTGGGCTAGTTGCATTTGTTCCTGTTCATCTCTTAATAGTTTCTCAGGAATATTCATTAATTTACCAATATGTCTTGCCACAGCATCTTGATTAACAATAACGTTAAGCATTTGTGGGCCAAAAGTTGTACCGATAATTTCATGAAATCTATTTATGTCACTAATATCTTGTTGATATTGTGCTCTTGCTAATGGTGATACAGCTTGTACTTTAACTTCTCTACCATTAACAATAGGTAATTCTATTCTACCTTGATCTTTTAATATTTTAATTACTCGTCTTAAAATAGGAATAACAAATTCTGATTGTAGTCTACCGAATGATGAACCAATTTGTCTCGATAAATCAGCCATACGTTCTGCTACTTCTGTTGCTGTCATTGGTGTACCTTCAGGTCTACCAAGTGTTTCCATATATAAAGCTTTTTTAATATTAGCTCTCATATCTTCTAGTACTAATTGTGCTACATCAAATCTACCAGCAGAGTTAATAGGTTGTAATCCTCTAGAGTTTGGAGCTATAGGAATAAGACTGCCAGGTACTAACTGTATGTTATCAGGATTAACAATACCATCATCTTCTACTTGATATATTCCTGATATTGACATTTGAGCATTTTCTAAAATTAATTGTATAGTTAAGTTAGTTGTTTTAATTGCAGACATTGCATTAAATATTGGGCCTCTGCCATACACTTCGCCAGACGCTTTATTCCAACGAAAACAAATATATGGATTAGAACCAACACCTTCAAATTCTTCATCTAATACTATTGTTTTTTTATCCATTAAGATTACACAATGTTTATGTTTTTCTACATTTGGTTCATCATAAACTCTGTAAACAGCATCTAAGATTGTACAATTTTTTTCAGGATTCATTGTTGACATTACTTCACTAGGAACTTTAGCTTTAGGATACATAATCTCAATTTCGTTTAATTTACATTTACGTTTTCTGTATACAGCATCTATTTTATTAGTAGGCCCATTCATTAAACAAGCATTAGGTAATGAAATAGAGGAAAAACGTATTGGATTAATAGCATCACCTTCTTCAACTAACATGATACCTGTACCAACTGCTAAGTCCATAAAAGATTCATGTACTTCTTGATTAAAATTAGAACTACTTAACATTTCAAAAATATATGTAGTAATATTGTCTAATTGTTCGTTTACTTCTTCTACATTTTCTTCTGGTATTTCTGAACCAGCTTCAAAATTTGCCCATCTTGCAAACGTAGGAACAATACCAGCTTGTAATCTACTAGCAAATTCTTGTATGCCTACTACTGCTGTTTCATCAAAAATTTTATCTGTTCGTTTTTGTCCAGCACTTTCTTCGTAAAAACTTTCACGAGATGGCAAACAATATTCGTAAGCTTCTTCAAACTTATCTTTCCAATTATCTTTTAAACCTTCAGCTTCTTTATAACGTTTAATAATAACATCTACTTTTTTATTATTATTTTCAGCTAAAACTTCTGTTGTATCTTCGTATGCCATTATGAATAAAATGTCCTTTTAGTTGATGATTCATCTTGTCCACTACCAGCAAGATATTTTTTTGTATTTTTTGTTGTTTTAGATTTTTTATTATTACTTGCTACTTCTGTATTTATTTCACCAAATGATAAATTAGCTGTTTCATTATTTTCTGTAGTATTGTTATCAAATTTTTTATTAGAACTCATGTTAGCTTTAAAACTTTTTTGATAATCTGCGTATGTTGAATTAAATGCATCTGCCGCTCCAGCTCTCATAACTTGTCCTACACCCATAGGAGCTCCTAATGATATAACAGCCAAACCAATACTTTTTATTTTTTTTTGTTGTTCAAACATTTTTTCTGAAATAGGAACACTTCCCATAATAGATTTTTCTCCAATTCCCATAGCACCTGAATTACCATATTTTAATTTATATCCTCGTGATGTTAGGATAGGCATTTTATTTGAATCTAATATCATTTTACCAGCTTTGGTTGTCATGTAATAACCTTTAGAAGCTGGTTGATTTTTAATAAATTTATTAGCTTCTTTAGAAGCAAATCCACCATACATATCTTTTTTTTCTTTTTTAATTTTTTTTTGTATTTGATTAGAAGATTGTTGAGCGTCAGATTGACGTTCATTTCTTTCAGCTTTATCTCTTGTTGATTGTTTATCACCCATTAAGATATCATATTTCCTTGGTCATCATAAAAACCTTGACCACCAGCTTTAGAAAACATTGAACGAGAACCTACCATACCTTTAGCCATACGTCTTTTACGTTCAGCTCTAGCTTCTTCTTTTTCTGCTCTTTTTGTTTCTTCTTCAGCTATCTGACGTTTAATCATTTTGTCAGTTTCTGTTTCCTGATATTTTGGTCTTTTTAAAATGCCCATTATTTTTTCTTTTTAGGAAATCCAGCTTTCATATTTGCATATGCTTTAGCTGTAACTGTAGATTTTGATTTAGATCTAGAAGTACCAGCTTTTTTTCTAGCGTTCATATTTGCGTATAATCCTTTTTTAGCCATTTTTCTTCTTCTTTTTTTTAGGTTTACGTGTAGCAACCATGCACTTGCATCGTTTCTTCATTATTTTTTCTTAGTTTTTTTTGTCATAGTAACTTTTTTACCTGATTTTTTAGCTTCAGCCTTTGCTTTTGCCATTCCTTTAGAACCATATGAAAACATTTTTTTACCAACTTTAGGCATAGAACTTCCTTTTTTAATTGTTGCGTCCACAAAAATAGTAAATCCCATCTTTCGCAACGCACAAAATAGCTGATAAGGAGTAAATATCCAAAATTTACGTAAACCTAATAATCTTTGCATATAACTTACACAGCTATGTTCTTTAACCCACCACTCACCTCTAAAGTTAGCTGTAATTTTTTCTTCTCCTTTAATAACCATTCCATGTAGTCTTTTGACATAGCTTAATACTTTTTGTACTTCTTCGTTACTCATTAATTCTATATTTAATCTGCCATATAATCCTTCTACCATAATCCAACATTTAAAATCTGGTTGATAAGATAAAGCTCCTACATGAGTGTAGCCTTTCTTTCGCCATTTAGTATACCAAGGAGGATTAAACGGAGTATAAAAAAATATTAGCCATTCAGACCGAATACGTTCCACGATTTCCTTTTTGGTTTATCTGTTTTATCAAATACATTCCACGTTGTTCTAGCTTGTACAGGATTCATATTTTTTTTACCATGAACTAAAGCTCTACCTTCACCAGCTCCCATTAGGCAATATTGCAAAGCATCATGTACGTGAGAATATCTATTTTTATTAGGTTTTTCATCAAATCGTTGACCAGATGTTTGTAATCTTCTGTAATGATAGCCACCATTAAACCCTTTTTTGAGGTTTATACAGCGATCATCAAGCAAAAAGCATGGTTTACCATCCGCCATTTTGTTTAAAAGGCTCTCTACGGCTTCCGTACGGAGTGCAATATCGTTAGATGGGGCTGGAATTGCCTTAATACCAGCTTGTCTTAGCATTTGAAATGGTGTTCTTTCATCAGTTTGAGCTCTAAAATCTCCT